GTGTTTGCCGCGTGCGAGCCGTCGAGCTTCGGGCTGCCGGTCATCGTGCCGCGCTGCGTGCCGTTCGCGTAGTCGCGGAAATAGAATGTGCCGCGCGCAGCCATGATCAGAAAGCCGATCAAAGCCTCAGCGTCGGCTCGGTTCATCGGCGGACACTCCACATCGCCGCTGAACATCGTGCCGGTCCAGTTGTAAGACTGGCTGGAAAACGTGAACGGCGAGATGTTGCGCGCGACCGCGCTCGTGGCCTTTAGATTCAACGTGGCGATGCGAATGCCAGTAGGAGGGGTGAGAGGATAGGTGATGGCCATAATCGTCTAGGAACTCAAGCAAACGCACTACGATAGGCCCCGCCTCGGCGCACCATGTCGGGAATCTCGGCCTTTAGGCGCTTGCGCTCTTGCTCAAGGATTGGCGCAAGCTCGGCGCGCGAGACGCCTGCGGCGATGTTGTAGTTGACCGTGACGCCGCCTGCGCCCCCGCCGCTGCTGCCCATTGCGCCGTTCGGCACGATGCTGCCGGAGGAGCGCGGCACGAAAAGCTCTGGTCCTTTTTCGCCGACGACGTAGGGCGACCCCGAGTTGACCGGTCCGCCCATCGCGCGAAATCCGAACGCGCCAGCAATCGCGCCGCCGATGCCCGCCGCGAGCGGTTGCGTGATTTGCTGGCGAAAGACTAGGCGGAGCAAATCTTGCCCGAGAGCGCGCACGACCTCTCCGAGCTTTTGCCCGCTCAGAATTGCATCCTCAAAGCCTTGAGCGATTATTCCGCCGGCATCCATGAAGATTTTACTGCTTTCTTCCGTCAATTTATTCAACTGGGCGGTGGTTGCGGTCTGTTCTTTTGTGAGCTTCAGAATTTTTTCCTGTGTCTGCCCAACAGGTCCACCGAATTGTTGATACGCAGCCATCGCGACGTTTAAGTCTTTTTGAGCAATAGCCTGCTCGGAAATTTTGTCTCGCAGGATTTTAATCAGTTCCGGTCTAGCAACTCCAACGCGCTGTGATTCAGGAAGCACGCGAGCGAGTTCAGCTTGAGCCTCTATGAGTTTTTCAGATAAATCCAAACCTAGCTGACGCTCGACGTTGTATGCTTTTGCCAGCTGCGCTTCAATTTTTGCACGCACAAGCGGCTTGCTTTCATCAACTGCACCCATCGCTTTTTCTAACTCCTCAATGCTTTTAGTCACCTTATCGAAAGCAGCTCCAGATGTTTGACCAATGCTGTCGAATTCTTCGCCAAGGCTCTGCACCGTTTCGCCAAGCGATTTGATTTCTTTCGCAGACTGTTCCTTCCTGAATTGTCCTAATTGTTTCTGTAAATCAGTCTCCTTTAAAATTCCAGTCATCTCACCTAGCGCAAATCCCATTCGAGTGAGCGCGACGGGAATCTGCACAATGAAATTCAGAATCGACTCAATTACATTCTGAAAACGCATTGCTGCTAGAATTTGCTCGTCGCTCATTCCCATTTCTTCGCTGGAAGCAACGACTTGATCTATTTTCCCTTTGAGCATCGTCATTGTGGCAACGATCGCACTGCCGCCCAAAAGATTCTTACCGAATTTTGCAATGCTTGCGGTGCTTTTTTCCAAACGGCTCAGCGAGTTCTGCACCGAAGCAAACGCCGCCTTCGTCGCATCAACCGCCCGCAGTGTGAATGTAGCTTCAGCCATGGTTTTTCAGTTTGCGGTTTTGATGTTCGATATAAACCAGCCAGCCGTTCAATTCCTGCGCCGGCATGGCGAGAACTTCGCTTGCGAATTTGCCGAGACGATCTGCGAGCGCATACACGGCGAGGAAGTCGGCAGCTTCTCCGCCGTGAATCAGTTTTTTAAGTCGTCAGGCCTCGGCCCGTTTTCGGCCAGAATGGCGTTGGCGATGCGTCCCACGACGTTGCTGTCAGCCTTGTTCAAGAGCGTCGGTTTGTGCTCGATGGTGAACAGCTTCGCGCCGTGCTCGTCCGTGGCCTTCATAATGAGAATGTCCACCAGCAGCTCCATGTCGTTGTCCTTGCTGCGACGATAGAGCCGGTTCTTTTCGCCGAGCGTGACTGGCGTGGCGTAGATGACGAGCTTCCACTCGGGCACGTCGATCTTGCGCGTGCCGAGTGAAGCGAAGTGTTCTCTGACGAGGTCGATTGCTTCCATGTGTTGTGTGTGTTTTCCTGCTAAGAAATTAGGAGGCGGTCAGCGTGCTCAGAGCGCCGTTACCCTCGAAGGCGATGGAGCCCTCGACGATGCCGTCGAACGATGCGCTGATGTCGAATTTGGTTACGATCGCCAAGCCCCCGTAATAGATGTCCCCAGCCGTGTCGCCTTCTGGGTAGAGGTTGAGCGTCACCACGCTGCCGATGGTAATCAGGAGCTGGCCCGCGTTCGTTTCGTCCCAGTAGAGATCGCCCGATGCGCTCCACGTTTTCATGGTTGCGAGACGCGTTCGGTAGGTGTCGCCGATCACGCTATCTTCGACGGTGTCCGAGGAATGCGACAGGCTGTAATTCCGGAGCTCGCCGATTGCGGTGGTGGAGATTTTGACGAGGCCTTCGCGGCCGAGATGATTTGCCATGTTAGTCGGTGGTTAAGTAAATGCAGTTAAAAGTATGCCGAGCCGTGCCCCAGCGGCGTTCTTCGTCTGGCTCGATCACATAGTCCACACTCGTCAAATGGAGATCGCGACACTGGCCCCCAAGCGTCACGTCGGCGAGAACTGCCGCCTCGACCGCCGCGCTGCCGGTGTCGAAAAGGTCGTCGATCAAATACGTGCCGCTCTCGGCGGTGAAGTAATCCACGATGAGCTGGAGTTGCCTGTATTGCGTGCGGTTGCTCGGCCCGAGCGTGCGGACCTCGATCTGCTCGCTGACCGCGTAAACGGCAGCGGAGGGGAACGAGACGCTGGCAATCGTGTTGTTGCGCCCGCGAAGGATGTTTGCGGTAGGCACGACAAGCGCGCCGGTAAGAGCGTTCGCCGTCGCGGTGCGGATGTTGGTGCGTGTGCTCATGCGGCTGCTGTTTTGATTTGCATTGCTCCGCCGACGCGGGTGAAGCCTAGGTTGACGGCGCGGTTGGCGAGAACGGCACGGACTTTAGAGATGGTGATTTTGTAGCGAATCTTCAAAGCGCCATCGACTACGCGTTGTAAGTCAGGAATCTTGTTTAGTCCGCGCGATCACGAACGGATTCTGCCCAAAGTGAACCTGAGCGTTTCCGGCCTTTGCCATGTGCCGCCGAATCCATGATGGCACGCGCACGCCGCACGACATTGCGGCAGCGGCAAATCCAGCCTTCGCAAGCCCGACCTTTTTCTGGACGTATTTCAAATACGCATTTGCCGACTCTTCAGAGACCCACATTTGGTCCTGAACCTGCCAGCGACCGATCAAACTTCTTGTCACTTGTTTGGGTCTCCCGCGCTCGTTCCTATTTTCGTGATGAAAAGCACGCATCGTTCCAATGGATGCCAACTGCTGCCAGAACTTCCTGTAGATTCTGATTTTCTTGCTGCCTTCCCAGCCGAGATTAATGCCCATTGTTTCGTTCTTTCCTCCGCGCGGCGGAACTTCTGTTGAGTTTCCGATGCGTTGAAACAAGCCGATGGACTTTTCTTTTCCCATGTTCCGCCCTCCGAATAAGTCACCCAGAATCGCGTTCTCGCCCTGCTCCTTTGCGTTTGTGCTGAGTCCGCTTGCTTTTGTTTTCGTGATTTGCCCGCCCGTGACTGTCGCCACCGTTGGTCCTTTTTTCGTTTTGTCTCCGGTCGGCGGCGTGATCTGCATGACCGCCTTTGCGACGTAGGCGGCTTCCTGTTTCACGACTAGACCGAGATCGACCTTTGCAGCGTCGGCAAGTCTTGCGAGCGCATACTCTAGCTTCTTGGTTTCTGATGAAATTGAAATCATATCACCTTCGCTACACTGATTTCGCAGCCCGCGCCCTCGGCATCCAAGGTCACGCGTTCAATAAAATAAGTAATGCTCGCCCGCGAAAGCGTCTGGGTGACTTTCGGAGTCGCGCTCACGCTCGACGTCAAAAGGAACACGGTAAATTTGCTGTCCTCGCGACGCTGGTCCTCGAAGTCGGCAAATGCATTGCTCGCCGCTGCCCAGACTCCGGTGACGCTCACCCCCTGATAAGTGAACGCGACGCCCGCCTGCTCGAGAATCGCCGAGAAGTCGGAGTTGATCTGCGTCGGGTCGAAGTCTCGAACGGCTGCCATACTTATGCGCCTCCTGTAAAATAAAACCGCGCGTGCAGCGCCGGCCGGTTCGCGCGCAGCCACGGCTCGGCATCCTCGTAGCACCGCTGCGCGTCCTGCCCGCAGGTCTGGCTTCCGACGTGGTGCACGTAGGCCCGCGAGATGAAATGCCGACGCTTCATGTCGAGGCATTGCACGTCGTCCGAGAACCAGTTGATCGGCGGGAAATCGACCCAGGCGTCTCGGTGAATCCACGCGCAGATCGGTGCGATGACCGGCGTTTCGACGATCTGCCGCTCCGACTCGTAGCGCAGGAAGTCGATTCTGCCGCGACCGCTGCGCACGTTCTGCTCGCCGCGCGCGTAATCCGAGCGCGTCGCAACGTAGCCGAGATCGGGCACGACCTTGCGGAGATGAGCCACGTCCTCGATCAGCACAGCCCAGGTCGTCGGCGTAAACACGATGTCGTCGTTGCAGACCAGAATCTCGTCGTGCCGCTTGAACGCTTCGCGCGCGGCGAAGTTGTAGGCGTCGCCGAAGTTCTTGCCGACCTTGTGATGGACATGCCGCTCGACCTCGCGCGGAACGTAGGCGTTCAGCGACGCGGTCATCACGTCGAGGCAGGCGCCGTTGACCGTGCAGACGATAATTGCCGGCGTGCTCATGGTTTCTTGGCTCCGAGGATTTGCTTGATGCGCTCCGCGTCGATCAGCGTCTCTCCGCTCTCAAGCACGAGCTTGTCCCAGTCGTGCGGCGGCACCATGCCGTCTTCGATTTGAACCGAGACCATCCCCGGCTCTGCCTCCCGCGGCTGGTCCACGTCGTGCAGGAACTGCTTCGCCATCGCCATCGTTTCCTTGTCGTCGGAGCGCACGAGGAACAAGTGTTCAACGATGCTCGGTTGCGCTGC